GAGAGAGCCAAGATTACAGGATGAAAAGAACAGACAGAATAGTCTGGAGGGTGTAGATAAAGATACTCGAGATGCATGGCAACTTATTCAAACCAACGCACTTGTACAAGCAAAGAAAGATTATAAGTGGGCATTGAATATGGGTATTGCTAAAGAAGTTGCACGTACCATTCTACCAGAAGGACTCACAATGTCACGGATGTATATGAAAGGTTCATTGCGTTCATGGATTCATTATTGTGATCTCCGTTCCGCCAATGGAACACAAAAGGAACATATGTTAATCGCACAGGATTGTTGGAAACTTATCTCTGGACAGTTTCCATCAGTAGTCCAAGCAGTAAAGGAATAATAAGAAATGGAAAATCACCTTGGAATTACAATCGACAGAAAGTACGATGAGAATTTATCAGAGCAGGCATATAAGTTACTAGAAGATTACTATTGTCGCCCGGATGAAGATACTCCACAACAAGCATTTGCTCGTGCCGCTGTCGCTTATTCTTATGGTGATATGGAACTTGCGCAAAAGATCTATGAGGGTGCTGCTAAGGGTTGGTTTATGTTTTCATCACCAATCTTATCCAATGCACCGCTTCCAGGTGAAAAAGTAAAGGCATTACCGATCTCATGCTTTTTAGCCTATGTGCCAGATTCATTGGAAGGTTTGATCGATCATACATCAGAGCTTCGTTGGTTATCAGTAAGAGGTGGTGGTGTTGGTGGTCATTGGAACCACGTCCGCTCTGTGTCAGATAAAGCTCCAGGACCAATGCCTTTCCTACACACCGTAGATAGTGATATGACTGCTTATCGTCAAGGTAGAACTCGCAAAGGTTCATATGCTGCCTATACGGATATCGATCATCCTGACATCATTGAGTTTATCAATATGCGTGTTCCTACTGGGGATGTCAACCGTAAGTGTTTGAATCTGCATCATGCGGTTAATATTACGAATGACTTCATGGATGCAGTAACCAATAATCTAGATTGGGATTTGGTCGATCCAGGAGATAAAACAGTTCGTGAGACAATGAAGGCACGTAAGCTTTGGGAATTGATCCTAGAGACACGGTTTAGAACAGGTGAGCCATATATCAATTTTATTGATCACGCCAATGATGCTCTACATCCTTCACTCAAGGCTAGAGGGTTGAAGATTCATGGGTCAAACCTATGTAATGAGATTCACCTACCTACATCAGAGGATCGTACTGCTGTCTGCTGTTTATCATCTGTTAACTTAGAAAGTTTTGATCAGTGGCGTGATACAACTCTTATTAGAGATCTAACTCGGTTCCTTGATAACGTATTGCAATGCTTTATTGATAATGCAGGAGATGAAATCTCTCGTGCACGTTATAGTGCGGAGCGTGAAAGAAGTCTCGGCCTTGGTGCTATGGGTTATCATTCTTACTTACAGAAGCACAGAGTTGCTATTGAAAGTGCACGAGCAAATGAACTAAATGAAGAAATCTTCAGTCACATTAAAACGCAAGCACACTTAGAGACTCTAGCCATGGGTAAAGAGCGTGGTGAAGCACCAGACCTAGAAGGTACGGGTGAGCGTAATTCACATCTACTTGCTATTGCTCCTAACGCTAACAGTTCTATCATTGGAGGAACATCACCTTCTATTGAGCCATGGAAAGCTAACGCTTATACACATAGAACACGAGCAGGTAGTCATCTTATCAAGAATAAGTATCTCGAGCAAGTTCTTGAGGAGTTGGGCTATAATGATGAGAGAACTTGGTCTTCTATTATCACTAACGGTGGTTCTGTGCAACACTTAGACTTTCTTTCAGATGATGTAAAAGCAGTATTCAAGACTGCTATTGAGATTGACCAGGAGTGGTTGATTGTTCAGGCTGGTACACGACAAAAGTATCTCTGTCAAGGACAATCTCTCAATCTGTTCTTTCCTGCAGGCGCAACTAAGAAATACCTACATAAAGCACACTATAAAGCATGGGAAGTTGGTTGTAAGGGTTTATATTATTTACGAACCGAAACCTCTAACCGAGCAGAGAATGTTGCTCAAAAAATTGAACGAGATAAACTCATCAGTATCGAAGAAATCACCGCTGACGCTGACGAATGCGTCGCATGCCAAGGATAAAAAAATGCAAGTACTAATCTATACTAAAACTGACTGTCCATTTTGTGTTAAGGCAAAAGACTGGTTTAAATCACACGGTATTACATATACTGAAAATCTATTAGATGATGAAGAGCAGCGAATTGCTTTCTATCAGACAATCAATGGTGCACAAGAACACATTGGTGCTGGTGCTGGAGCAGAATCACGTGGTGTTAATTCTGTACCACAGATTTTTATTGATGGTAAGCATGTAGGTGGTTATGATAAACTAATGATGAGAACTGAAGATATTCTCAAGCGGATGTCTGGTGGTCTTACATCGTTTTCACAAACATATAAGCCATTTCACTATCCTTGGGCTGTAGAAATCACTACACGTCACGAGAAAGCACACTGGATCGAAGATGAGATTGATCTGGCCGAAGATGTTACTGATTGGAAGTTTGCTAAGATTACTCCAACGGAGAAAGAGTTCATTACGAACGTCCTTAGATTGTTTACTCAATCAGACGTGGCGGTTGGTCAAAACTATTTCGATCAGTTCATTCCTAAGTTCAAGAACAATGAAGTACGGAATATGCTTGGGTCATTTGCTGCTCGTGAGGGTATCCATCAACGTGCCTATGCTCTACTAAATGAGACACTTGGTCTACCTGACTCTGAATACCACGCATTCTTAGAGTACAACGAGATGGTAGATAAGGTTGAGTTTATGATGCAAGCTGATCCAGCTACTGTTCGTGGTCTTGGGTTATCGCTTGCCAAGTCAGTATTCAACGAGGGTGTTGCTCTATTCGCTTCATTCGTTATGCTACTAAACTTCCAACGCTTCGGTAAAATGAAGGGTATGGGTAAAGTTGTTGAATGGTCAATCCGTGATGAGTCAATGCATGTTGAGGGTAACTCCAAGTTATTCCGCTCATACTGTGCTGAGAAGCCACGTATCGTTACAGAAGATTTCAAGAGAGAGATCTATGAAATGTCACGACAAGCAGTCAAACTTGAAGACAAGTTTATTGACTTGGCATACAGTATGGGTGATGTTGAGGGTCTTACCAAAGAAGAAGTTAAGCAGTATGTCAGATATATCACTGATCGTAGACTTCTACAACTTGGTTTGAAACCAAACTTTGGTGTCAAAGACAATCCACTACCATGGTTGGAATGGGTGCTAAATGGTGCTGACCATACCAACTTCTTTGAGAATCGGGTTACTGAATATGAGGTCGCTGGACTATCAGGTCAGTGGGATGATGCATATGCAGCTTAGAGGGAGAGCAAAAAGTGAAGACCGTACCTTTGTTGAAACGTGTAGCAGAGTTATTGATTATTTTATTGATGTTACCAATAGCACTTATTCAGGATGTTACACGCTTTATGTACGATTATTTGGAAGCGATAAGAGAAAAACTTTCACCTTGATTGTGAGGCAGGTATGAAGAATCCTTGTCAAACAATTTGCGTGATGTCAGACTGCGGAGCATACTGTGTAGGTTGCTTTCGCAGTCATGAAGAAATTTCTGGTTGGCTAAATTTCACGCAAGAAGAAAAAAAGAATGTTGTCGCTAAAACAAAAACAAGACGTAAAATCTTTTTAGGAGGATTATAAAAATGGCGGCTGAAACACACACTTGTATTGAATGCGGTGCTGAATTTGATATCATACATAATGAGAAAGCAACCGTTGATTTCTGTCCATTCTGTAGTGAGGAACTCATGACTGAGGAAGAATTAGACGAATGGCGTGAAGAAATGTGGGATGAGGAAGAAGAAGAATAAATGTACGAGAACCCTTGGATTTACAAGGGCGAGATTTTTGATGAAAATTTAGTTGACAAATACCATGGATTCGTTTATAGTATTACTTGCCCTGATGGTAGAATGTATATAGGTAGAAAGGCGTTTTGGTTCATGCGTAAGTTGCGTGGAGCCAAACGCCGCTCTAAAGTCGAAAGTGACTGGCGCAAGTATTATGG